AGAAACGCGAACCTGCGCAAATCCAGGGAAGAATCCAACGTCAAGCCATAGACTGGTGATCAGCTCAAATGAATCCGCACTCGACGTCTCAGGCTCCCACCGCCTCAGAATAGCCCCATCCTTAGCCAGATAATTAGCGCCATCCGAGTCAGTCCACAGGTCACACTCAATCGCTCTGGCTGCGTTTTTTAGGGTTGTGGTTGAGATGGTCATGGTTATTCCTCGTCGGCCTGGATTTTTCCGCAATAACGGCAGATGCACATGCGGTTAATCGGATCGTACTGCCAGTTGTGCGCGCATTTCTCGATAATCTTCACGTTAACCCCTCCAAAAATAATCCAAAAAGAAAGGCTCACATTAGGAGCCTTTTGTTCATCGCGCAAGCATTATTTCGGCGGTTCCAATTGTTTCCAGTGAGTTACCCATGTTTTCGGCTTCGACTCAGATCGTTTTTTGCTCATCAGCTCAGGTTCCCAGCATCCTTCAGCCCGCAGCCAGTCGTAAACACCGTATTGATAGGCTGACTTTTCCTTGTAGACCAGATACGGACCTGAAGAATCAGGCATTCGCTCGCTGACACTAATCCATTCGGTCATTTCAGTATTTCCCGCGCCAACCGCTGGATATCGCTCCAGAGCTGCGATGAAGGCGAGTCGTCGTACTGGGATAGCATCTTTGCTAAACGTATGCCGGCGGGCTTATGGGTGTCTGTAGGCGGATTGGCAAATGGCATTAGGAGCTGGTCGATCTCAATTGCATTGTCATAGTATTCTTTTGGCGTGCTCATTTCTTCTGCTCCATGATTTGTTTGGCGCGATATAGCCATTCATTAAGGCTGGCGCGAGTATCCGTCTTTTCAGAAAGACTAGCAACCATCTCATCCACCAACGACACATAAACATCAGTCGTCTCCTGGCAGCGGGTGAAGGTGTCGAGGCGTAGATTCAGCTCCATGCATTCAAGGCGAAGGTATGAACCGTTTGCGCATACATAAGCGCCAAACACCTTAGCCCAATAGACACCCTCAGGCACCGGCCAAATCTCTTCAAACTTTGCGCGCATGTCGTTCATGCTTCCTCCAATTGTTATAGTATTACAAAAGGCGACGTATAAGTCAGGATTGTATACAGGCTATTGATTTATTGTTGCTTTTGCAATCGCATCTTGTATCACTTTCCATGCGTGATCTGGAATCTGGCCGTTGTCGTTTTCGATGTTTTGCAGCGCGTGAAGCAAATCAGGTGCTGCGGCGATTAGGCGTGCATTAGCTTGTGTGTGGATATTTTCGCAGATGGTGATCTCGGACGAATACCCTCGACCATTCTTGACAGATGCAGCCTGCCTAATCCGACATTCATCGTCATCGGGGTCGCCAAGGAATTCCCATGGGCCCTGCGTGTGCTTGTTCATACCTTTCCTCCAGTAGCCCGCTCAATCGCCCTATGCGCCATCTCAAACGCCTCCTTGATCGGTATTGCGTCGGGGCCTGAGTTGGTTATGGCTTTTAGCGCTGCGAGTAGGTCGGATTCGTGTGTGCGTGAGGCTTGCCAAATCTCCTGAGCCATCTCTTCGGATACGCCGGCATCCTCAAATCTGTCCATCCTGCGAAGTGGATAAACGCCATAGAGCCACCACGCCTCAAACTCTTCTTTGCTGCTCATTACCAGGCACCCCCGCCGCAAGACCAGTGAGTATTTGCTTCCATTTTTATGTGCTCTTGGCGCTTTTGGTTGCTGGCATCTTCATCGCCATCCATTACGAAAAGACCGGACCCCTCAGCGAATAACTGTGCATCATTGCCAAACAACTCTTTAGCCATAGCAGTGGCCTTCTGGCTGTCTCTCGCCATTCTGTTAATTATTTTTTGAAGCTCTTTCTCGATATCCATAAATCATCTCAGTAAAAATCAACAAAAAGCTCGCCCTTCTTACCAAGCTCACTAGTCTTCTCAAACTCACTCACCAGCGCCCCAACAATAGGCTTATGGTCGTCGAAGCCTGTAGCGAGTGGTAGGTCGCCGTGTTTTTCGTAGATGGCGATTAGGAGGGGGAGTAGGTCGGTTAGGGTCATGCGTAGATCTCGATTAGTCGGTTGCGTTCGCGGGCTATCTGTATATTTTTAGCTCGCTCTCTGACTCTTTCGTAGTGGGCGTGCAATGTCTTAACTGCCCACTCGACTTCGTAATCTTTTGCCCATGATGGGCCGTAGTATTGTCTTTCTCTGCAATAAATACCTGGGTAGTACACGCTACGAGCAAAAAACTCTTCCTCTGTATCAATGTCAAGAACTGCATATCTCCAAGTCTCGTAGATAGAATAATGTCTTTCGGCCTGAATGATAAAACGCTTTCTATCATCAATCATGGCCTTAACTATGCTGCGAACAGGCTCACTGATCAAGTTTTCAAATGCCGACTGCTCGAAAACCTCTTCGACATTCGGCGCCACCTCTTCCACTGGATTCCAAAACAAATTCCACCAAGCCATCACACCCCTCCAAACTCTCAATTTAACTGTTCTCTGGAAAACACTTACTTGCGGTATCCGGCGTCGTAGAGTGCGCCAAGCTGTGCAGACACGCCATCCAGCTTTCGGTTATTAACTATCTCAAGCATGTCGTGGACAGCTTTATCCCTAGCGTCTAGTTCTTCATACCTGCCGATAGGCAGCGGGCAGTGATTCTTCTTCCATCCTTCTTTCTCAAAACCGATAGCGCAAAAATATCCGTCTTTGTACCAGTGCGCTAACCAGCTTTGATCTCCAGGAAAATAATGCGTTGCGTCTTCCGGCGCCCTGCTCCGATCAATGCTCATTTCCTACCCCTACCAAATGCTCTGAATGTGAAAACAATTTACGGTGCTGCTGGGTTGGCGTCAAGCTATTTCCATTCGAGTTTTTTCTTCATAGGCGGGATAGTCTCAAGCGTATCCAGGTTGATGAATGTGAAGTAGCCGTCAGCCGTCCAGCCAGCGGTATCGATGTGATAGACGTTGCCTAGCACGACCGGCGCACGCAATGGCGTGTGTCCGCAGATAACAGCACGAACGCCTTCAACGCCAGAATCGTCGGAATGCTCAAACCGATTACGCGACCACATGACAAAATTGCGGCCATTGCGGTTGGAGAAATGGCTTTCCAGGTTCTGCCATCCGCCATTTGGTACATCGGCGTGAACAATTCCGATTGGACCCGCATCCGTCTCGACTTCGATAGCCAGTGGAAGGTCGTTGAAAAGGATCTGCAAGCACTGTTGCTGCACTGTAGGCAGCCCGACGAACCAAGAGCCTCCGTTGTACATCCAGTTGCCAATGTCGCACGTATCGTAGCGGCATACGTAATCGTCGTGATTCCCGCGCACAGGATGGAACCAGACCTTTGCAAGCCACTCCTCTACCTCTTCGCACTCTGGCCCGCGATCAACCAAATCGCCCACGCTGAAAAGGCGGTCTACGGCTGGATCGAATCCGATAGCGTCCAGCGCCGTCTGTAGCTTGGTGAAATGCCCATGGATGTCGCCGACGCAGAAGTCTCGGCCTGCTGTGTTTTTGGTGAAGCGTTTGATTTGGTTCATTCGACATCCTCATAGATTTTCACCACGACCTTTCCTCCTGGTACTGGATCACGAACTCGAACCCTGAGTTGGAATCGCACATCATCAATGCCTAATGCCTCTGCAATACCATCTCTTTGCGATTTGCTCGCTCCAACCATATTATCGTCGTCACGTCGCCGCTTGTCAGGCGGGTAGAAGGTCATGTCGTACACCAAGTCACCCGATGGTACTGGCTCCGTGTTTTCTAGTGCTATGTCGCGGCACAGGCCTCTATAGAGCTTTACCCATTTAGCCTTTGCGGCCCAGTGAGTCTTGGCGTTTGGGTTCAGTTCCTTTGGAGGGTAAGGCACGGTCAGCTCAATCACTTTTTAACCTTCAGCAATAAGTTCAGTTGGCGCCGGGTTTCGGCTTCGATCTCAGGCTTTGTCTTGAGCTCACGTTCTGCCCAGACTCTACCGCGATTCGCCTTCAACCCCAAATAGATCGCGCTGGCATGGTCCCGAGCTAGCTTCCATCTCTGGAGACATTCTGCCTTCCAATCCTCGATGCTCTGGCGTTCGGCAGTCGAAAGGGTTGCCAAATTCACCGGCCCAACATTCGTAACACAGATAGTCATTGCTGCTCTCCATTAGAATCCACCTTTCTTCCAGTTGCCGACACTTTTCTTGGGTTGCTCAGGCTCTTCCTCATCCCAGCCTTGGAATACAGCAGGATCAAGTTTGGTAAACCTAGAGTACTTGCCCTGGAAGATACTGAAGAACGTCTCAGGCGAGCACTCTCGAGCGGCGCCAATGATGATCTCGGCAATCCCTTTGCGATCAGTATCCGGATGATAAACCTCGTCGCGATAGACGAAGATGATCATGTCAGCGTCTTGCTCGAGCGATCCAGAGTCGCGCAGGTCAGAAGGTACGGGGCGCTTATTAGGTCGTTGCTCGAGTGAACGGTTTAGCTGCGACAGGAACAGGACCGGAACATTCAGCTCCTTAGCCATCAGCTTAGCCTGCCTCGAGATCTCCGTAATCTTCGCAACCTGATTATGCTTTGGGTCGTCGCCATTCAACAGACCAAGGTGATCGACCATGATCAGGTCAAGACCATCCTTGCGCTTCTTGCGTCGTGCGTCGGCGCGGATCTGCTGCATGGTGTAGCTCGAGCGATACGAAGCATCGAAGTGCGCGTCTTTCATCTTGGACACAGCAGCCATCAGTTGCGCTGAGTGATCCGACAATGCCGATCCGTCCTTCATGGCGTCAAGCGGGATAGTGGATTCGGCAGCCAGCACCTTATCCATCACCTGCTTCTCGGTCATCTCGAGGTGATACATCATCACCCGCTTGCCTTGACGGATAGCCGCATTCTGGCAGATACCCAGCGCAAACGTAGTCTTGCCCATCTTCGGACGACCGGCAACAAGGTAGAGCCCGCCAGGCTGAAGCCCTCCAGTGTGATTGTCGAAGTCCTCATGCCCTGTAGCAATCCCAGTGACAGCATTGTCACCAGCAAGACGAACCTCGAGAACGTCCATGTGCTTCACGAGCGAATCGAAGATGTTCACGGTGTCGTTCGTGGCTGTCTCGGTATCCAGCCCAAGGATAGCCGTCTGCGATCTTGAGATTTTGTCCTCGGTTTGAATTGTGCTGTGCGCGATCTCATGAATCTCGCGTGCAGCCTCAATCAAACTACGGTCAATAGACCGCTCACGCACGATCCTAGCGTATTGCTCTGCGTTGGCAGTACTAGGAGTGCCCTTCTGGATTTCGGCAGTGTAGGCGAACGCTGGCTCCCCGCTATCAAGATTCCCGATATGCTCGCCAACCGTCAAAAAGTCGATGTGACGGTTAAGCGAGTTAAGCTCGAGGATAGCCTTGAAGACGTCCGCGTTGTCCTGCCAATAGAAATCCTTGGCCGATATGTCAGCGCATAGCAGGTCGATCATCTCGGGCGCAATCATCATTGCACCCAAGACGCTCTGTTCAGCCTCCAGGCTAAAAGGATCTCTCATGTTCACGCTCCGAATAATTATTTCCCAATGGTATTGCCTCCTTGGCGCCGGAGCAATCTATTTCTTGCGGTTTGATTCGCCTTGGAAGACAAGACATTCGCCGCCACCTTCGCGCAGACGATCAAAGCAGCGCTCGCCAATAGCCTCGCCGATCTGCTTTGGCCCGAGGTTGGAGATGATGATGGTCGGTAGCTTCCATTCATACCTTGAGTTGATGATGTTGAACAGCGTTGCCATTTCAAACTCTGACTGCTTTGTTGCGCCAACCTCATCCAGAACCAGCAGATGAGTATCCGTTACCGAGGCAATCACGTCAGATTCGCTGAATCCAGAGTCTTTCTCGTATGAGGACCGGATTACTTGCAGCAGTCCGTTGACGGTCCAGTATTTCCCGGTGTAGCCCTGCTTTTCAACCGCATCCTTCAGGATCGCAATCGCGAGATGGGTTTTACCAGTGCCCACCGTGCCGGAAAGGATGAGGCATCGACCGTCAGCGTAATGGGTATCGAAATTCTCGGCGTAATCTTGGCACTTCTCGAGATTTGAACGCTGCCCACCAGATGACGGCGAATAGTCCCAGAAGGATTTGTCAGCGAACCTGTCTGGTATCCGGCAGGAAGCAATACGATCAGCGATCGATTTCGCCTTTCTTGCATCAGCCTGAGCCTTTTGCTCGGCTATCCCTTCAGCTCTCTGCTTCTCGCGTGAGCACTCCAAGCAAAAAGACATAGTTTCGCCGCCATCCCTTGATCCGGCTGCTTCTTCTGGGTGATCCTGGCAAAGATTGGTATGGTAGGTAAACGGGTTGGGTATCATTTTATTTCCTCAGAATCGTAGTGCGCCATTTTCGTCGACGGTCAAGCCGTCCATGTAATCAATCTTGTCGAATCCACTGTGTCGCGCAGATGCCGATTTGACGCTATCAGGGAACAGTCCCTGCCATCCAGCGGCAATAGACTTGCGGATAACCTCATCTGCATTGCCATGACCATCTAGCTGCTTAGCCTGGGCAGTACACATTGCCTTGGTCAGCGGCTTCCTGCTTTCCGATCTTGCCTGACACCATTCAGCCCATACCTGTTCGCTTACGTTTGCAGGCTTCATTGGCAACGGATTAAACTTAACCCTAGCGGCCTTTTCCGCGACAGGTTTTTTATTATCTGTATCTGTATCTGTATCTGTATCTGTATCTGTATGGTTGACGATTCGTTCATACGTCTGTTCAACGTTCGTTGGATTAGCTGGTGGAACCCCGTGTTTGCGGGCCGCCCTAGCTCTTGCTGATGCCTTTCCAGCTCCAGAAGCCTTAAGACTTTTGCTATTTACAGCCTCCAAATCAGCCTCAACACGGAAATGAATCCACTGATTACCGTCCTCAAAGAAGAATTCGCGCAACGTTTCTTTAACGTCATTCCAACGTTCGTTGGACAAACGTGCAACGGGCGCTAGACGATCAGACCGCAAAGACTTGCCAGTCTGCCAGTAGCTGAACAGCAATAGAAGGTATGCCCCATGTTCCTCAGTAGTAAGGTGCTGTGTGTCTGCCAGGTAATCGGCAACGTATAGCTGCATGTATGGAAGCGCCGCCATAGTTAAGCCTCTGCCTTGAGCTTCCCGGCGCTCTTAACCTGTAGTTCGTACTGCCTAGCAATCGGCACAGTCTCGCCCCAGCGACTGATGTTGTGAGGCCAGATGCCGAGCGCATCGGCCAGAGCCTTGATCCCGCCGTAGTAGCTAATCGCGTCTTTCGTTTTCATCCATTTACACTCAGGTGTTTACGTTGAGTGACAAAGCATACCACAACCTTTTCCACTAAAACCGTCATGGATCCATATTTCTGCTGGCAATTTGCGCGACCTGCTTATGCAAAAGCGGTATTTGACCATTCCCGACGTAAGCCTATGCTTACAACAAGCCGGGCAACAAAGGGTCTGGCCCCAACCCATAGGAAAATTTATAGATCGAGGAAAGACGTCATGACTACTACACAAAGCAAGCAAGGCATCGAACTGAAGAAGATTGC